TGTTTAGAAGAGGCTTTAAAGTTGGAGGAAATCTTCAAGACAAACAGGCCTTTGACCATCATCAATGATCTTCTGGCATACAGAGACAATAGCCCAGAAAAAGGCATTGTGGCCAACCTATTCAAGAAACTCCAACTCAGCGGTGTGAGGGAGATCTTTGTTTTGAGATTCCTGGATAGGGTGTTAGTGAATTTTGTTGAGACCATTGCAAGAACCATCTCAGGCTTACTAGATATTGAAATGCAAACCAATCCCCAACTGAAGATTAAGAAGACCTTAACTCACTTCTCATATGCTGCAAAAATGTCAAGAAGCAGCACGTCCCACGAGTACATGACTGTGAGCAATTCTGATGATGCTTCCACTTGGTGTCAGAGGTTCATAATGAACACTTTCTCTGCCATGTTTTCAAGACTCCTCCCAGACAAACTCCTGAGCCCAGTGCTAAGAGTCCTTGACAAAATTACAGATAAGAAGCTTGAACTTCCAATAGAACTTTTGCACCTCTTTGCCTCATACCCCCAAGCCCTCTCTTCCGAAGAGCCAATGAACGAGTTGAAAAGACAGTTTCTGAGTGAGCAAGGCGAGTCAGAGCTTCTGCTTGCCAATAAGATTTACATGAAAAACAAGTCAAACTTCATGCAAGGGATATTACACTACACTAGCAGCCTCCTGCACTCAGGACATTTGCTTCTAGTATCAAAGTTTCAGGCATGGGTCTGTAGAAATTTAGGGGCACACTCTTACATCACAAACAAGGTTTCGTCAGATGATAGTTCTCAGCTCATCACAATCAGATTCCCATCAGGCACAAGCCTAGAAGCCATGAAGAGGATTTCTGCTTTAGTTTGCTGCCTAAAAGAATGTTCATACCCTTTTATCACTGCAAAACAGAGCCTCGAAAAAAGCACGACTTGTTCTTTCTCGCAGATGGAAGAGTTTAATTCAGTCTGGTGTGTAACAGGGAGCATGGTCTCAATCCCAATAAAATTTTGTTTCTCAGCAGTGAAA